ACAATGGATTACTCAGATAGAACATACGCAACAGCAAACACATCAACTTTAGGAAGTGTAGATTTTTCCCAAGTAATGGAAACTTCAGCAGACACAGTTAGAAAATCTGTTGATGACACAGAATTTGTCCTTAAATGGAAAACAGTAAATTGGCCATCATTTATATCTCCTTCAGGAAGTATGGTTCCTACTTGGAGTGGAAGTCATGCTGATTGCTTGACTTTGATGGCAACAGAAGCTTGGTCTTCAGGTTCAATGCCTTAATAAAATATTAATATAATTAGGGAAAAGAAATGTCAAACAAATTAGTAATGAATCATGATTTAGTTGTAGCTGGATCAGCACAAACTCATTTACCAATAATTAATGCATCATCCACAACTCATCGCCTAGACGCAAATGACGCTGACGCTTGGTATATATTTGACGGACATGGTGTAGAATGTGATTTAGAAATACCAAGAGAGAGTGGTTTAGTAGGTCAAATATTCCCAATTGGTACTGAAATTTGGTTTATGAATAAAGATGATCTTGTTGTCGGAATGACCTGTTCGCTACAACACGCTGCTAGTACAACTTTGTTACATAATGGCTCTAGTGTTGATGAGGTTTATTTTAATCCTTATCAAGTAGGATATATAAAAAAGATAGATGGCCCCATGTCCCCAACAACTTGGGTACTTTGGAAGGGTAATTAAATGTTTGTCTTAAAGACCAAAGTTTTTTTACCCAAATTAAAAATCTCAATAAGACAAAAATTAATTTATTTAATCAAAAAATAATACTCTTATTGAACTATAGTCTTTTTGGTATTTATACCTGAACATAATTTATCGATAAAATATGGCGAATATTGCAATATGGCCTGGTTCAAGCTCATTCTTTCCAGGGGATACACCTTTTGAATTTTACGATTCAGATTTAACTTTTCAAACCGATGCAGATAAAATTGCTAATTGGTGTGCTAAAAGATTAGGATATCCTTTGGTTGATATTGAGCTTCAATCTATTAATTTCTATGCTTGCTTTGAAGAAGCAGTAACAGAATATGGTACCCAAGTTTATCAATATGAAATAATAGAAAACTTTCACACTTTAGAAGGTAACGAAACCAGTTCTATTTTAAACCAACAAGTAATCACCCCAAATTTAGGTCGTACAATTGAAATTGGAGAAGGTTATGGAACAGAAGCGGGTTCTGGGGGAAGTATTGAATACAAAACAGGTTCAATTAAAATAGCAAAAACCCAACAAAACTACAACCTAACCAATTTATGGACAAATATATCTGAAAGTGGTAATGCAATAGAAATAAAAAGACTACACCACCAACCACCACCTGCTATTGTAAGATATTTTGACCCTTATGCAGGCACAGGTACAGGAATTCAATCTTTAATGCAAACTTTTGGATTTGGTAATTATTCACCAGGAGTTAACTTTATGTTGATGCCTTTAAGTTTTGATATAGCTAAAATTCAAGCCATTGAACTTAATGATCAGATTAGAAAATCAGGGTATAGTTTTGAATTGTATGATAATAGTATGTTGAGGTTATTTCCTATCCCAACTAGAAATTTTACTTTATACTTTGATTATTTAGTAAAAAAGGAAAGAAATGCTGCTGTTAGAGATAAAAACACCGGTTTAATTTCTGATATATCAAATGTACCTTATAATTTACCAATATACCAATATATTAATGCTATTGGAAAACAATGGATTAGAAGATATGCATTAGCTTTAGCTAAAGAAATGTTAGGAAGTGTAAGGGGAAAATATGCTTCAGTACCCATCCCCGGTGATGCTGTGATTTTGGATTTTTCTAGATTATTGAGTGAAGCTTCAGAAGAGAAAAAATCTTTAATTGAAGAATTAAGAAGTGATTTACAAGAAACTTCAAGAGTAAAACAATTAGAAAGACAACATCAAGAAGCAGACTTTACTGAAAAAATATTCTATAAAGTTCCTTATCCCATTTATATTTATTAAAATGAAGTTAAAAAAATTACTCACAGAAATATTAAATACTTATCAAGTTACATCAATTTTAAAAATTGATAGAAAATCAGCTATTACAAACATATTAGATGAAATAAGAGCAATTAAAAAAATTACAATTGTAAGAAATATTACTCCAGAAGAGGGAATCATAAATCCTGGAGAGGTACAAACCCACATAGTTACTATAAAATTTATAACTCGATCAAATCCCCAAAATGATTTAATCCAGTTTAAAAATGATATGTTAACTTCTGATTTTGAAGGTAAAATTAATGATATGAAAATAGAGGGATTGAAATTTATAGAATTTAAACCAAAGACTTTAAGGAGGATATAAATGTCATTATTCGGTGGTTCAAGAGATATATCATTATTTTCTCATCTTAATAAAGAGTTAATAAATGATATTGTTCAACAAGAAGTTGGATATTATAAGTTCGTCACAGAAAAAAATGTTACAAATTTGTATGGAGAAGCTTTGGATAAAGTATACTATGAACCCGTAAGAATTGCTTGTTTACTTAAAAGAGAAGACCAAGCATGGAGTGATGATGATTTTGGACCCGATGTAAATCAAAGTATAAAATTAGCGTTTTTTAAAGAATCTTTACAAAACATTAATTTATTTCCTGAAGTAGGAGATTATGTGTTGTGGATTAATAATTTTTATGAAATTAATGATAGAGTAGAAAACCAATTTGTAGTAGGTAAAGATCCTGATTATAGTATTTCAACCCCTACAAGAGATTTTGGTTCAAGTTTATCTATAATTTGCAATGCCCATGTAAGTAGGGTTGAAAAACTCAACCTAATACCATTCAGATCGGGCAAGTATCCCAAAACTAATATAGCCCAAGGTAAAACCAAAAATCCTATTAATTGTTAAATATGGCTAAGAGAACCCCAAAAAGACCAATCCCATCAGATCAATATGATCTTCTTAGAAAGAATTTAAAAGCAAATTCTTTAGGGGACATGTCTAAATCTCAACGCCCACCAGATAATAGAGCTAATATTAATAGAGGAACAACTACTACTCAGAAAGAAGATAAAACTAGAGACTTAAAAATAGGGTTAGAAGATCATGATGAAGCTATTTACTATTATTTTAATAATGTTATAAAACCCTCAGTAGTAACAAATGGGGAAAGAATACAGGTACCTATAGTTTATGGTTCTCCTGAAAGGTGGAAATCAGTTCAAAAAGACGGATACTATAGAGATAAAAATGGAAAACTTCAAACCCCTTTAATTATGTATAAAAGGGATTCTGTAGCTAAAAGAAGAGATTTAGGTAATAAATTAGACGCGAATAACCCACAACTATATGTTACATTTCAAGAACAATATACAAGAAGAAACCAATATGATAGTTTTACAGCAATAACAAACAGAATCCCTCAAAAAGAATTCCATGCTGTTGTAGTACCAGACTATGTTCACATAAAATATAGTTGTATAATCTGGACTGATTTTGTGGCGCAAATGAATGGTTTGATAGAAGCAATCAATTACGCTTCTGATTCATATTGGGGTGATCCTGAGCGTTTTAAATTTATGGCTAAAATTGATACCTTTAGCAATAAAACGGAGCTTGCCAAAGGCACACAACGGTCTGTAAAAACCGATTTCGGTTTAGATATGCAAGGATATATCATTCCTGACGTGCTTAATAAGCATTTAAAACAACAACCCCCTAGATATTTTAGTAAATCTGTAATTAGTATAAAAGAAACAACGGAATAAATTTTTTTGATATATGTATATAAAACAAATAAATTTTAAGTTATGATTGAAGAAAAAGTACCAGAAGCTCCTACCAAAACAATAGAAAAACAATTTGAAAAAACTGATTTAGATAAAATTAGAGGGTTACAATCTAAATTAGATGAAATTATTGTTAAGTTAGGGCAAATATCTATTCAAAAAATCCAAATTGAATCTACTGAAAATGAGTTGAAAAATGAATTTTTTAAAACTCAACAAGAAGAATCTACTCTTGCAAAAACTCTCTCAGATAAGTATGGTGTAGGTACATTGGATATAGAAAGTGGGAAGTTTACTCCCCAATCTTAGGTTTAAGATATTTACAAATATGTATGGGTGACTAGTTATTGGACTGGTCGCCTTTTCTAGTTTGGCTTAAAAAAGAAATCAATATTTATATAGGAATAACTATAATTTAACATAAAAAAATAATGGCAGAACAAATTATTTCCCCCGGTGTATTCACACGTGAAAACGACCAAAGTTTTTTACCCCAAGGAATCGGAGCGATAGGAGCAGTAGTAATAGGCCCAACAGTAAAGGGTCCCGCATTCATTCCTATGGTAATACAAAATGGATTTGGGCAGTTTGAAAGAAAATTTGGCGGACTAAGTCAAGAAACATATATCCCATATACAGTAAGAGAATATTTAAAAAGCGCAGGAACAGTAACTGTAATTAGAGTACTTGGTGGAGGTGGATGGAGCTTTAAAACAGGAGAAAAATTATTAGCAGCTCTTATAGATTCAGGTTCAAGTGAGATTTTAACAGTATTTCATCCTTCTAAATCTACAATTAATGGTAATTCTCAAGGGTTGGGGAAATCATCAATCTCCCCAACTACAGTATCTCTTACAGGATCATTTGGTTTAATTCTTAGTGGGTCTAATATTGAACCCGGAGGAAAACAATTATCTGCTTCAATCAACCCTACAGCTACAGATTATATTGAAAAATCTTTGGGTAAAGATGCTAATAACTCAAAAACAGGAGTTAATACTTATGAAGAATCTGGTTACCCATATTTAAATTTTAAAGTAAGACAAGCAGCCTTAACAGGTTCGAATATAATATTGTCTGTTAATACATCAGATATTATATTTAAAAGTTCATATGCTGATGAAGGATATAATAGAGCTTCTACCCCATGGGTTACTTCACAATTTTTAGATTCAAACAAAACCACATCAAACTTATTTAAAGTTCATACTCTGGCAGATGGAACCAGCACAAACAAAGATTACAAAATTTCAGTAACTAATCTCCAAGAACCTGGGGATATTGAAGGAGTAGAACAATATAGTAAATTTTCTATAATTATAAGACAATTTGGGGATTCTGATAAGACTCCTTTAGTTCTTGAACAATTTAATAATTGTACTTTAGACCCAAATGATGTTACTTATGTTGCAAGAGTAATAGGAGATAGATACCAACAATATAATTCAACCACAGGTAAGGTTGATTTCTTAGGAGATTATCCTAACAATTCAGAATATTGTAGGATAGAAGTTGCTCCTGGTGTAGATGGAGGTTCATATTCTCCAAAATTATCTCCTAAAGGATTTAAAGCAATGAACCAAACAATTAAAGGATTTGCAGGATTACCAACAACTGCTGCTGCTGTAGCAACCGGCTCATTAACGATAGTTAATAGTTTCGGTGAAACTGTAGATGATGAATTCCAAATTACAGTTGGAAGTACTACATATAGATTTATAGCAGCGGATCCTGCTGGTGGTTTGCCTGTTGATTCTCCTCCTATATATTTCTTAGCAACAGGTTCTGATGCTGCTACTTATATAACAAACTTAGTCTTGGAAATTGATTCAGCAGCAATTGGAGTTGATACCACAGACGCTTCAGGAACCGCTATTGAAGTAACAGCTTCATCTGCGGGAACATCAGGTAATGCTATTACGGTAGATACAGGATCTGGACTTCTTTTTAGTCCTGTATTAACTTTAGAAGGAGGAACAGCCGCAATAGGAGCTACAATAGCATATTTGCCCTCAATGTCTTATCAATCAACTCAAGAAATTGATAGTGCATATAATGCTAAATCATATTTAGGAATCGATTATACTGCTAAAGATAATGAAAATTATTTTAAACCAGTACCTGATGCTCCAGTTGTAAGTGTTCAAGGAGTATTTAATGTTGAAAATTATTCAGGCCACCCAAGTTCTAGTTTATGGGTTGGAAGTTTAAGTGAATCAATTGATCCAACAGGAATGGCAGGCCCTACAGCAGGACAATTACAATTTTCAGTAGCTCTTCAAGGAGGTTCAGATGGTATGAATCCGGATATTGTAAAACAAGTAGGTGAATACATTGAAGATAGTAACTTATATGGAATGGATTTATCAAGCGGTGGAGCCGTAGGATCAAAAGCATATAAAAAAGCTCTTGATATAATTTCAAATCAAGATGAATATGATATTAATATGGTAGTATTACCTGGTGTTCTTAAAAGTTTACACACACCAGTTACAACTCATGCAATCAATATGGCAGAAGCAAGAGGTGATACATTTTATGTAATGGATTTGGATGCTGTTGATTCTTCAGTCAATACTGCGGTTAATGATTCTAGTGGTTTAAATTCAAGTTATACTGCAACTTATTTCCCTTGGGTTAAGATTTTAGATGACAATATTAATAAGCCTATATATGTTCCACCTTCAGTAATTGTACCCGGTGCTATTGCTGCAAGTGATAATTTATCGGCTGAATGGTTTGCCCCAGCAGGTTTAAATAGAGGCGCTTTAGGTGGAGTATTAGAAGCCAAAATTAGACTTAATCATGCTGAAAGGGATAAATTATATGATGCTAATGTTAACCCAATAGCTACATTCCCACAAACAGGAGTTGCAATTTGGGGTCAGAAAACATTACAACAAAAATCATCAGCTCTTGATAGAGTAAATGTACGAAGATTATTAATAACAGTTAAGAAATACATTGCAAGTTCTTCTAGGTATTTAATATTTGAACAAAATACTATTCAAACTCGTAACAGATTCTTAAACATAGTAAACCCATATTTAGAAACAATTCAACAACGACAAGGATTGTATGCTTTTAGGGTTGTTATGGATGAATCAAACAACACATCTGCTGTTATTGATAGAAATGAATTAGTTGGACAGATTTATTTACAACCAACAAAAACAGCTGAATTTATTATCTTGGATTTCAATGTTCTCCCAACAGGAGCAACTTTCCCATCATAAAAATTTAAAAAACCGATATTTATAGTAAACACATAAAACATAAAAAATGGCAATTTTAGATACAAACGAAATGTTTTTCACTGCATTTGAACCCAAAATGCAAAATAGGTTTATAATGTACATTGATGGTATTCCTGCTTATTTAGTTAGGAAAGTAGGTCGCCCTAATGTATCCTTTGGTGATGTAACATTAGAACATATTAATATTAAAAGAAAACTAAAAGGCAAAGCCGATTGGCAAGATATAACTGCTGAATTATATGATCCCGTAACTCCTTCAGGAGCACAATCAGTAATGGAATGGGTTCGTTTATCACATGAATCCGTAACAGGTAGAGATGGTTATTCTGATTTCTATAAAAAAGATATTAGATTTAATGCGCTTGGCCCTGTTGGGGATGTAGTTGAAGAATGGATTTGTAAAGGTGCCTATGTAAAATCTGCGAATTTTGGGGAGGCTGACTGGTCAGTAGGTGAAACCCCAATGAACATTAGTATTGTTATACGAATGGATTACGCAATATTAAACTACTAATATGAAGGGGCTATTCAGTCCCTTTTTAGTTTCATTTAATCATTTTATTAACTAAACCAATTTATTATGGAAAGTGTATTTAACAACATCAGTTCCTTTGTAGGGAATTTAACTCAAATACTAATGAAAATACTATGTTTAGGCATAGTGGTTCAAATTACATTTGCTGAAGCTGCCTTTGGGTGGGATATTATAGGGAATGTAATGAGTATAGTAGGACAATTAGGAGAAGGTGGATTTGTAGGACTAATTGCATTAATTGTTCTTTGGAGTTTATTTGATAAAAAATAAAAACTGAGTCCCTCGCTTGGTTAAGGCGCCTTTTAGGCGCCTTTCTTTTTTTCTGATATATGTATATCAAACAGTTATAATAAAATAGTTTATGGAAGCACAAACACAACAAGCAGAATCAAAATTTAAATTCCCAACAGAAGAAGTCACATTACCCTCAAAAGGATTACTATATTCTAAAGATAGTCCGCTTTCAAAAGGCACTATTGAGATGAAGTATATGACAGCAAGGGAAGAGGATATTTTAACAAATCAAAATTTAATCACAAAAGGAACAGTAATTGATAAATTATTACAATCATTAATTATAACTTCTATAGATTATAATGATCTTTTAATAGGAGATAAAAATGCAATATTAATTGCTGCCCGTATTTTAGGTTATGGTTCTTCATATACTTTTAAATACCCTCACCCCAAAACAGGAATTGAAGAAGAAACAACAATAGATTTATCGGGGGTTGAAGATAAAGTAATTAATGAAGATTTAATTATAGGGGGTAAAAATGAATTTGAATTTATTTTGCCTCATTCAAAAGTTAATATTACTTTTCAACTTTTAACTCATGGTGTTGAAAGAAAAATTGAACAAGAATTAAAGGGCCTTCAAAAACTTAATAAAGGGGGGGCAGAATTAACTACTCGTTTAAAGCATGTAATACTCTCAGTAAATGGAGATTATGAACAAAAAACCATAAGGGATTTTGTTGATAATGCTTTATTAGCAAGAGATTCTAGGTCATTAAGGGAATATGCAAAACAGATAATGCCTGATGTAAATTTAACTTTTGATTTTGAATCCGAAGATGGATACGTAGAGGAGGACGTACAAATCCCTATTGGGGTTAGCTTTTTTTGGCCTGACCTCTAAATATAGAATTGAGATTTTTAATCAAATTCATGATTTAACATATCATGGAGGAGGAGGATTTATTCATTCTGAAGTATACCACATGCCCATATGGCTTAGAAGATTTCATATTCACAGAATAAATCAATTTATTGAAAAACAGAATACAGAATATGAAAACGTTTCTAAAGGCCAATCCCCAGATTCTAAAGATGTTAGAGGTCCTAATGTAAAACCATCATCAACATATAATTTTTAAACATAAGGGTGTCGTAGATGCCTTTTGTTTTTTAATATTTATATAAGAACAATACTATTATAAAATGGCAGACGATCCCAAAACCCCTTCCCCTTCTGGTGGTTCTTTACCCCCCGATAGAGAAACTGTTGATTTAATGCAACAGTATTATGATAGATCAGTTGATTTAAATGATCAACTTCGTCACATTAATATTATAAAAGAAGGTTCTTATCGAATAGATAAGGATTCATTAAACGTTTCAAACCAATTAGTTAATGCTTCTCGTAAATTAAAAAGTGAATATACTGATTTAAAGGATATTAGTAAAAGTTTAAATACTCTTAGAGATAAACAATCACAAATTCAAAAAACCAATAATAATTTAATTAGTATATTTAGGGGGGCTAATAAAGATGTATTATCACTCGAAGAAAAGAGAATTAATTTTGCTATTAATATAGAAAGGGGAATTGTAAATCAGAAAAAAGAACTTGCATTAATGCAAGATAAGAAAAAAGCTGGATTAGTAGTTGATGAAAAAACAGAAAAAAACCTTGCAAGACAAATACAAAGCCATGAAAGAAGTTTAGCTACTAGAGTTAAAGCCATGTCAAATGATGAAGTACAACTTATGACTTCAAAGAAAATTTTAGGGGTATCAGATGAGATAGTAGCAGCTTTAGAAAAAGAAGAGAAAACATTATTAGCGGTAGAAAAAGCCATGGGGCTTTCTGGGCAAGGACTTAAAGTAATTAATAAATTATTAGGGGGGGCTTTAGGAAACACAGATAGTATATTAAACAAATCTAGAGAAAAATTACTGGTTTTACAAAAAGAAAAAGAACTACATGGAGAGAATGCTACTAAATTGGATGGTTTTAGAATCCTTACCGAAGAAATAGGTAAATCTATAATATCAAACATTAATGATCCTTTAGTTTATCTCCAAGCAGCTTTAGATTTTAATAAACAAACAACCGCTTTACAAAAGAATTTAGGTTTATCAGCAACAGAAGCATTTGTTCTTAGAGAACAAATGGGAATGGCAGCTAATGTTTCAGGTGATATGGCGGTTAATTCTGAAAGATTATTAAAAACTTTTAATTCTTTAAATGCTTCTTTTGGAACCTCTTCTACTATCCTTTTAACCAGTTATCCTGAAGTAGTTACTCAGGCTACCATTTTATCAGAAAAAATGGGTTTATCAGCTGAATCAACAGCTGAATTAGCAAAAGCCGCTATTGTTGCTGGTAAGCCCTTAGGGCAAATAAAAGAAGATATGATTGGGGCGGTTGTTGCTGCTGAAGCGGAGTTTGGAGTTAGGTTAAATATTAAAGAAATTTTAGAGGCTACGGGAAAAATCACAGGCCAAATTAGGGCTCAATTGGGGGCAAACCCAGAGGCAATTGCTAAAGCAGTTGCAGTAGCAAAACAATTAGGGTTTGAATTAGAAAAGATTGCATCCGCAGGGGGACAATTTTTGGATTTTCAATCAAGTATTGAAGCTGAATTACAAGCAGAACTACTTACAGGAAAACAACTTAACCTTGAAAAAGCTCGTTTAGCAGCATTAACTGGGGATTATGAAACTTTAACTAAAGAAATAGCAGCCAATGTAGGGGATTGGGGAGATTTTACTAAAATGAATGTTCTTCAACAAAAAGCATTAGCAACAGCTGTTGGTATGGAAGTAAATGAATTATCTGATGCTCTTTTAAAGAAAGAAAATTTAGCCCAATTAGCTCAAGAAGCAAGAGCTGCTGGAAATGAAGATTTAGCAAAAAGATTAGAAGCTAGATCTATTGAAGAAAAAATGGCAGATGCTGTTTTAAAATTGAAAGGAATATTTGTTGATTTAGTTGGAGGGCCACTTTCTATGTTTTTAAATTTATTAACGTTAGCATTAGAGCCCATAAATTATATTATTACAAGTGTATCTAAAATGGTAGGTTTATTTACTGGGAGTAATAAGGAATTAAGTGTAATGGAGGGTATTGTAGGTACTATATCAATTGCTATGTTAACTATATGGGGGACTATGAAAGCTATAAAAATAATTCAGGCAGCAAGTAATATTATGAAAGGAGTTTATTTAGGGTATCTGATGGTAGAACAAGGATTTGCTGCTAGAAGAGCAATACGGGAAGCAACTGGTTTAACAAGAGCTGTAGGGACGGCTGTGTTTAAAGTTATTGCTTCTCTTTCTTCTATACCTTTTATTGGTTGGGCTTTAGGTTTGGCTGCTGGGGTTACTGTAGCGGGTATGGCTGCTAAATATATGTTTGCAGAAGGTGGTATTGTACCAGGGGATTCAGAAACAGGCGATAAGGTCCCAGCTATGGTAAATTCAGGAGAAATGATATTGAATAAAAACCAACAAGCAAATTTATTTGCTCTGGCCCAAGGAGGAGGGAATACTTTGGGATTAACAAAAGAAGATATGGTTGATGCTATGGTAATGGCAAATGAAAAATCAAAACCACCAACAATAGACTTTAGCCAAAGAGCATTGAATTCTCCTCATGGATTGAACGTTCAGTTTATGGAAAACAACCATCAATCTAAAATATATGGTTAATATTTATAATAAAACATAAACATTATGGGACTAAAAAATTTAAAATCACAATTTGATTTAGTAGGAGGGCAATCTCCTGTATCTGAAATGAAAAATGTAAACCCTGCTCAATTTGATTTAGGTAAACAATCAACTCTACAGCAAGATTCTTTAGCTAATATCCCTACTATTTCCCCTTATCAAGATATTGATGGACAACAAGGCCCTCAATTTGATTTAGGGAGTACTTCAACTTTACAGCAAGATTCATTGGGGGATGTTCCTACAACTTCACCCTATCAAGATTTAGATGGGCAACCAGGCCCCCAATTTGATTTAGGTAAACAATCAACCTTACAACCAGATTCTTTAGGTAATCTCCCAACAACATCTCCCTATCAAGATTTAGATGGACAACCAGGTCCTCAATTTGATAAAGGAGTTGAAGTAACTCAAGATAAAAATAGCCCTATTATTGATACTCTCCATGAAAAAAGTTTAAATTCAGACTATTCGTATCAACATGGAAATTCTTCAGAAATAGCCAAAGCTACTACTTTAGATCTACCAGATCATAGTACCCCTCCTATTTTTGATAAAGGGGTTGAAGTAACACAGGATAAAAATGCCCCGATTATTGATACTCTTCATGAAAAAAGTTTAACCCAAATTTATAATTATCAACATGGAAACACTCCAGGAGAAGCCCCAGCAACTACTTTAGACCTACCAGATCATAGTACCCCCCCTATTTTTGATAAAGGGGTTGAAGTAACACAGGATACAAACAATCCTATTATTGATACCATTCATGAAAAAAGTTTAACCCAACCCCATACCTATACTCATGGAGATACTCCGGGAGAAGCTCTAGCTACTACTTTAGATTTATCAGATCATACTACACCTCCTATTTTTAATAGGGGAGAAGAAACACAGGGCCCCTCAGGTCAGAATTTAATAAATACTCTTCATGAAGAAAGTTTAACCCAGCCCCATACCTATACCCATGGAGATACTCCAGGAGAAGCAACCCCATCTGAATGGAGTTTAGATGGGCAATCAGGCCCCCAATTTGCTAAATATAGAAATAAATTTTTTAATATAGGAAAAGAACCAGGTAACCCTAATGATGCATATGATACTATAGCAGAAAGAAGTTTAGGTCTTCCTTATTCATATACTTATGGGAATTCAACTGAAATACTTGCTGCTACCCAATTAGATTTACCAAACCATACAAAACCCCCAAAGTTTGATAAATTTCACCCAGGACAGGAAGCCGCAAAAAATATTTTTGATACCATAGCAGAAAGAAGTTTACATGATGATTTTGGGCCTATTTATTCTTACCAGCATGGAGATACATTAGGAGAAGCAAAAAATACATCTTTAAGTTTAAAGGGACAGCATGGTCCTTTATTTGCAAAATATAAAAATAGGTTAGGAAATGCTGGGGGAGAACCAAAAGGTGGAGGAGTAGATACTATATCTGAAAAATTAATCTCAAATGTGCCCTATAATAGTAATGTAAATTCATTATTTAGTTATGGAGCCGGACAACCTAAAGGAGCTGGATGGCCTACAATAACTCCTTCAAACCCTAAACAATCAACACCATATGTTGCCCAAATTCCGGGTTTATGGAATGATTAATTTTTAAATATGGCTTTAAAACAACTACTTACAGATTTACAAGGAGCTTTATCAGCTTACCCCTTTAATAATACCCCAGCTATTTATGTCGGGGGGGCTAATTATGGGAATACAGGACATAGTCCTTTTAATAGTAAATCTCTAAGACAAAGAACTTACCATCTTAAAAAAGGATCAGCAGCCATATCAAACCCAGGAATGCCTTCCTATGGGGATACAAGTTATCCTTTTTCGGGTGCCCCGTTAGTAACAATTGGTTTACCTGCCCCTCACAGTAAGGAAGGCAATGCAGTTTTAGGAATGATAGACACAGTTACAGGGGGATTTATGAGGGGGGGTATTATAACTGCTGCCAAAAGAGCACTTTTAGATACTAAAAGGATAGGGAAATTTATGATTTCACCTAAAGGTATTACTTTTATAGTTAAACAAGTTTCTCTTCAACTTTCAAATCCTAAAATTCCGGAGTTAATACTATAGCTCAAGTTCCTATAAATATGTTAGGTCAACATATGGAAAGAGCAGGATTAATTCCTTTTGTTGGTTATGGTGTTGAGATGGGTTCTAAAGTTGATAGTGCAAATCTTAAAAAATATGGTAATTTTTATTGGGATGCAAGTAAATCTCTATCGAAGAACAGATTAACTAAATTATTTTATAGTAAAATATGGGGCATAAAGGATCTTCCAGGATTATCTCCCATTTCTTCCAACGAAAATGAATTATTAGATTATTCAGGGGGTCCCGGAAGTATTTTAGGAATAGGCAGAACACAAATTAAAAAATATAAACCATCACCCCATCAAGATGCTACTAATGAACATAAACCAATTTTTACAGAACTTGCCAAAACTCCTCCTCAAATAATTGATACTTCTATATATTCTAGATTAAGGGTTCCAGATGAAGCTTTTTCTATAGTAGATTTTAGAAAATTAAAATATGAAGATAAGGGAATAGCATCTCAAGTTTCTGATTACCAACAAAGAGACCTGGCTACTTATAGAAACCAAACTAGAGAACAAAATTTCCGAACAGGTAATCCAGGAAAATTAAATTTAAAACTTTTACCCTATCATGCATATGGGGGGTTAGATGGTGGTACTATAGACCAAATTAATCATTTAAATATTGTTAGTTTAAAGAGAAATGGAGATAAAGAATTTAATGATCCTGCTTATAAAGATTTAATTAATTTTAGAATTGAAGCTATAGATTCTAATAACCCAACAGCATCAGACATGATGGTGTTTAGAGCTTTTTTAGATACTTTTACAGATAATTATACTGCTGGCTGGAATAAATATAAATATAGTGGTAGAGCTGAAAGTTTTTATACTTACAACACATTTGATAGAAAAATAAGTTTTAGTTTCAAAATAGCAGCCCAAACTAGATGGGAAATGAGACCTCTTTATCGAAATTAGTAAGTAATACTGCTCCTGAATATAAAAATACAAGATTAAGGGGGGCTTTTATAAGATTAACTATTGGAGATTTAATAAGCAGAACCCCAGGAATAATTGATTCAATTAGTTTATCTTGGAAAACTGATTATCCTTGGGAAATTAAATTAGATTCTAAAGGAAAAGATGGACCTAACACGGTTAATGGGCCTTCTGCTGAAATGTTGGTATTACCTCATGTATTAGATGTTCAGATGAGTTTTACTCCAATCCATACTTTCTTGCCACAAAAGTCAATAGAAAAATCACCATTTATATTACCCGAAAAATCTTCATGGCTTACTAGGGGGAATGATCCTTGGGGACCTCAACCTGCTACTGAGGAGGAGATGTTGGAAACAGTGATTAATGCAGAAACAAATGCAGAAAAAGAAGCAGCTGAAGATAAAGCAGCAGGTAATACAGTATCATCGGGTAACCCTGATGCGGCTTCTACTAATCCTGATAATAATGCTAAACAAAATACAAACTCACAAAATACTGATCCTGCCGCTTTACCAAATACGGTTAAAACAAATCCTTCTGTAGGGGCGGATGGGAAAAAATCATATAACCAACGACAAGCAGATAGAGAGGCAAAAGCCAGAGCCCAACATTCAGGTTTTGGTGGTGGTGGGTTTGCTGATTTTGATTATTAAAAATTATACAAAATGCCAAACAGATTTTTAGATATAAGAAGTAAAAGAAGTCCTAAACAAAATAGATATTATGTCAATGTTGTTTATCCGGAAATACCTTTAAGCGTAGATGATATGTATATAAGATCAAAGGAAGGTGATAGGTTAGATACTTTGGCTTTTGAGTTCTATCAAGATTTAACTTTATGGTGGATCATTTCAAGAGCAAACCCAGATAAAATTCAAAGAGATACTTTTATAGTTAAACCAGGTTTACAAATAAGAATCCCCACAGATATCCCTTCTATATTAAATAGTTATGAACAAATAAACGAATCTAGATGATATGTCTATATTTAAGGAAAGTTTTAAAGATTATGTTGTTGGTCAAATTGGAGTTAGAGAGGCTTTAGTAGGCCAAAAATCAGATAGGTTTGGAAATAAAAAATTAATAGATAGTAAAAATAAACTCCATGAAGTATCCACAGGAGCGTTTTATACTTATACTTTAAACAAAACCTGTGCTTTAAGAATGTCTTCTGGAGTTGATTTGATTGAAGATTTTGGTTTAGATGGCCCCCCTTATGAAGATTATGAAGACTTAAAAGCTGAAGGTTTAGCTAAAAGATGGGTTTTAGAAGGAGGAGTCAAAAACCAAAATATATTAAGGGGGGGTTTAGGAAAAGAAAAAGGAAAAGCTTACGGAGACCCTTATATCCGTTCCGATGCTACCTCTGATGGTTATGGTATTGTTCCTATGCCTGGTATTCTTTCAGCTAATGTAAGAACAGAAACTGCTTATGGTTCTTTAAGATCAGCTAAAATTGATTGGGTTTGTCATAATTTAAGGCAGTTAGAAATACTTGAACTACTTTATATGAGACCTGGCTATCCCGTTTTATTAGAATGGGGGTGGTCCCCTTATATTACTAATAAGGGTCAGATTGAAAATGATTTCCCCTATAATAAATATTTTTTCTTAAAAAATCAAAGTCAAGAGAATTTGACAAACCAAATAATAAAAACCAAAAAAGATTCTAATGGAAACTATGATGGGTTATTTGGGATAATTAAGAATTTTTCATTTACATCTAGGGGAGATGGAGGATTTACTTGCGTTACTGAATTAATTTCTATGGGGGAAGTTTTAGAATCTATAAAAGGTAAAATAACACCTATTGTTGTTTATGAAATTGAAACAGAAGAAGTAGAAGAATAATTAAAACTATAAATAAATGGCGAACACTTATTTAGAATATTATAATGAAGAATTTGAAGATGAAATAAAGTCAAATCCCAATTTTCTCACAGAACAAATAGCTGAGTATGTAAAGTTATGGGATAAAGATACTACTACCAATAAAATTTCTACTATTAAGTTTATATGCCAGACCATGTGGGGGGCTCGGGTAGATCCTGGATTGACTGGATTAGGTACTGATGAAAAAAAGTTTTGGGGAATTACAGTTCCAATATTTCTGGGGGAAAATGGAACTGAAAAATTACAAAAGGTTAAGAAATATTGGAATGAAACTTTTGGCCTTGAAAACCTTACAGGTGAAAATTCCACACCGGACGATGATACAAATTCACTAGTAGCGTATATAGATTCAGAGTTTGAGGGGGATGAATTAGATGCAGCTTCTCTTCTTTTTGATGTAACCCCAACTACTATCACAGAAGATATTACAGAAATAGTATCAGCAGCAGCCCCCTATGTAGCTGCTTACCATACAGGGGGGGTGGGGAAGGTGATTGCACTTGCAATTGCAAATGCTTCATCTGAAGTGCCAGCAGAAGAAAAATCGAGTACTAAAAATATTAGTAATTTAGAGTTATTATTAACTACTTTAAAAGTGTTTGTTAATATATTAGAGGATGAATCTATAGATATGACGGGTTCATCTGTAGATCATATAAGTTTTACTACTTGGGCGGATGTTATTGGGGATTGGTGGAATGATATTGATGATAATATTGGGGATGCCGTAGGTTTTGATCAAAAGTCCATCTCAGGGGCCGAAAACCCTTCTGCTTTTAATGTAGGGTATTGGCATAATCAAGGTAAAAACCAATCCCAATTAAAAAATTTAATATTGAAAGAGTTATGTGAAAGGTTAAAAATAAAATTTAAAGCTGATAATGGTAATATAATCCCTAATCTCCCCATTATACATAATCTAATATTAAGACCTGAAGCAGTTATAAGAGACAAAGATGGAAAGAATAGTTTTAAAATTTGGAATGATCAATCCTATATTAGGTGGGATACTTTTTGCCAATTATTAAACAGTTATGTATTGCCTACTGTTCGTAAAGATATAAATGAACTTCCTGCTAATATTCGTCTTCCCGTAGTATCTATCCAAGATAAATATATAGTTAACGAAGAAAAAGAAATATTGGATGGAGATTCTTTTGAAAGTGGGGCCCATTTTAGCCCTTTATTATTTAAAGATATGGGTAAAGGCACATCTATAGTAGACGAGGTTATTGGTGAACTTAACCTAAATGTTTCAGCAGACCCTAGGGTTTGTTTATTACCTGCTCAATTAAAGGGTATAATAGATTCTGACCTTCTAAAAACCATGCACCCATGTTGGCTTGATGGGTTTGTTGGGAGTAGGTCATCCCTCCAAAAAAGTCTTAAGATGAATAAGCTAGAACTAACAGAAGACCAACAAAGTAGATCAATAGGGTTTATATGGTTAAATATAAATCTTTTATTAGACACTTATTATTCTTTAGCAGGCAAAGGAGGGGGTAATCTAAAAGAGGGTTTTAATATAGGGGTATATTTAAAAACAGTATGGGATAAAGTAAATATTGCATGTGGGGGCGCCCATAATTTTATATTACACACAGATCCAGAAAGGCTTCATATTATCAGAATAATAGATTTATTATATGATTCTAAAGATTCAAAATTTGGGTTAAATCCGTTTGAATTAAATGTTGATGGAACAGCGACTATTGTTAGAGATTATAGTTACAATTCGGCTATAACAAAAGATATATTAAATACAGTATCTATTGCGGCCCAAAACCCAGATGATGTAGATGATCTTGATGCTTTAACTTTTAAAGCTTTTAATAGAAGCATTAGAAATAGATTTTTAGACCCCTCAGATCCCGTTAAAACTAAGGAGAAAACTACTGAAGAGACTTTAAAACACTTACAAATCAGGTATACAAAGAAATATACAGAATACACTAACGCTTGTATAGCTCTTTCAAATTATTTAGTTAATATAGCGAAAGAAGAGGTTGAAGATAAAGAAATTAGCAGGGCAATAAATCATTTAAAGTCAACCCAAACTTTAAGATTATGGTTAACAAATAATCCAAACCCAACAAAATTATCAATAACATCCCCCTCTGAGAACACAGAAACCCCCTCAATCATCCCTTTAAAACTTAATATTACTTTAGATGGAATTTCTGGAATTATTATAGGTAATGTTTTTAAAATAGATAAAAGAAGATTACCTAAAGCTTATCATAGCTCTAAAGTAGGTTTTATAGTAATGGGGGAAGAGCAAAACATTACTGCAGGCGGGGATTGGACAACCAAAATAACGGGGCAGATGAATATGTTGGGAAAAAATGAAACCCGTATACCTATCCCCAAACCAATAATTAAAAGTAGCAAATCAAAAGCTTTAGATAATGTTGATACAACTGAGGACAGTACATCAACAGATACAGGCACAACCCCAACAGACAGACCTCAAAAACAAAATATAAAAATATTATCCACAGCAGAAAAAGACAAACTTATAACAGAGGGTATGGGTTATCTTATAAACGAAAAAGGATCTAATAAATATCTAGCTGCTGGTATAATGGGTAATTTTAATAAAGAAAGTGGTATGGTAGTTAATATATTAGAATGGTCCACTTTTTATGAAAATAAATCACATCATGGGGGGATAGGTTTAGCGCAATGGACAAAGGATAGAAGGGTAACTTTCGAAAAACATTTTGATATAGCAAATACTTACGGTAAAAGAAAACTGTTATTGGGACATTTTATAGTTGAAGAGGGGGGCGAGAAAAAAGGTTTTACTACCCTTGAAAATGTATTTAAATATCAAGATATAGTAAAAGAAAAAGTCACTCTCAAAGGTTCAATAGATTTTTATTGGAATGAATTAGGTAAAGATTCTCAGGTGAAAAAACAATTAACGAAATTAGGCCTAAATTCTCTAAACGATATTACCAGCGCTACAGATGCCTCTGCAGTAATCTTATCAAATTTAAGACCTGGGTCTTTTCTTCGTTGGAGAGACTTTCATAATTCCACCGGTTCATATCGTAATGGTGGTGGTAATGCCCCGGAATCAACTTTTGCAAAAAGAAAAAAAGAATATGAAAGTACAAGAGATGGAAGAGCAAAAGACTCAGAAAAGTTTTATAAAAAATACTTCGCATAAAATCATTGAATCTATATCATAAAAAATGGCACAATATTTTCCAAAATCTAAAATATTAGTTAAAACCACTTCAGGGGGAGAATTGGCTTTAAAAAGCAATAAAACTGAATATATAGGAGCTTACCTTAAATTAAGTAATGGAACCTATTTTGCGGGTGGTGACGTACGAAACCTGGGGAAAGAACTTATCCCTATTACTGATGATGGTTTTGTTATGGGGAGTACCCCAAACGATCACGTTTATAATATATTAAACGAACCTTATTTTGAAAAGTTAAAAGAAATCAAACCTATTACCCCAACTAGACCCAAACCTACAGAAGAAGATTACCAAAAGGGTAAATATATTAGATATTTTGCTAAAAAAGCAAATAACCCAAATGTATATTTTGAAATTAATAAAAAAACATATGATTCATTAAAAGCTAAAAAATCTGAATTTGATATTAATATGTTTATTCCTGGTAAAATTGAATGGAGTTTAAAAACAGATAGTTATGGTATAAACATTAGGGTTTTAAGAATATATGAACAAACTTATCCTAATATAAGCAAATATTTTACAAATCCTGGAGAGTTTTCAAATAGATTTGGTTAACTGACTTTTTTTTCTTAAAGTAGGTTATGTTTTATTTAATAGAGACTTTAAAACAGCTCAAACAATTTGAACAAGAAGAGAATTTTGATGAATGCTATATTGAGTTCATTCAAGGTAATGATAAAAAACATCCTGCTTTAGATGAATCTATTTTGGTTTATATTTACTCTTATCACTTAAATGAGGGGTTTATGATTGGTTTAGATCATCCTGAATGTATAAATGATAGTATTCAATGGAGGGAAGATGTTTATAAACTTATAGAAAAATACAAAATATTATGTGTTTTAGATAAGAAAAAATCATTACATTTATACCCTTCTTATTGTATGGTTGATTTAAGATCTCGATCTTATCTACTAACAGGTAAGCCTTTTGAAGATAATTTCACCACCACCGCCCACACATTTTTTCAGCGCAAATTCGGTAAGACAAACGTAAATAAAATGATACCTATTGGGAAGCACTACGATGTGTGTGAACGTAGGAGACACGTTGTTTATGCAAGAACTATGGGTAAGGTCCCCCAAATAGGGTTGGAAAGTATTAATTGGTATAATAAGGTTTTGATTCCTGTTTTGTATAAACTTGAACAACAAGGTTTACAAATTAATGATAAATTTGATGAATATTTTGATGTAGAAAAAAAGTTCAATATTAGAAATACTAAAATATTTGGCCAATACAATTACGAAACAACCACAGGAAGACCCACAAATAATTTTAATGGTGTTAATTTTTCTGCTTTAAAAAAGGATAATGGAGAAAGAGGGTGCTTTGAAGCTAGTAATGATTTTTTTATTGAAGTTGATTATGAAGGGTACCACCCAAGAATAATTGCTGATTTGGTAGGGTATGAATTTGGAAATGAAAGTGTACACAAACAATTAGCCCAAATATATTTTGAAACAGATGAGATTACAGATGAATTATACAAGAAATCAAAAGAATTTACATTTAAACAAATGTATGGGGGGATTAATAAAAAGTATTTAAAACATGATTATTTTAGATTAACACAAGATTTTATAAATAAATTATGGGAAGAATTTAATAAAAAGAGGCCTATAAGAAAAGATTACGAACACATTGAAACTCCTTTTGCAAAGAAAAGGATATTTAAAAAACACCACCTTAATATCACACCACAAAAATTGTTTAATTATTACATTCAAAGCATAGAAACTGAAAATAATATAGAGGTAATGGGTAAAATATTTAGATTTTTGGAAAGTAAAAGAACTAAATTAGTATTATATGTGTATGATTCTTTTCTTTTTGATTTTGATAAAATGGATGGGAAAGAAACATTAATAGGATTAAATAAAATTATTTCAAACGGAAAATTTCCTTTAAAACTTAAAAAGGATAAAAATTATAATACTTTGGGGGTTTTATAGATTTTTCTATATTTATATTAAATATGGTTTTTGTAATAATTGATTAAATGAATAATCGTCTTTATTGTACGTTTGTTTCTCCCTCAGACATTAAAGAAACAGTAGATAATATTTGTACATCTTATACTGTTGTCTTTAAAAAAATTTTTGTCCTTGTTTCAGAAGATAAGGAAAAAACAATGCTCACTTACAATATTGATATGAATAATACGTCTGGGGATTTTAAAGTACCTAATACTATTTTAGTACATAGAAAAAAACATACAAATACTTTATATACCATAAATGCTCTTAACGCATTAATTAGGTCTTTGAATAATGGTTTATTAGATAAATCCTATATAGTGGATTGGAATAATTACCGTAATTGTATTTTATTGTTCCAAACTGAAGGTTTACAAAAAGTAAACACAAAAGTACAAGAAGTTATAAACCTTAACTAAAAAACTTGGTCATTAGTTTTTCTGTTATTACAGTCAATCAAACAATTTTAAATTTTAAATTTTTAACAACATGAATATAGATGAAGTAAAAAAACGTCTTGAGAAATTCAAGAACAATAAATCAGGTAGTAATGATAAAGCTGAATATCTTGCTAGTTTTTGGAAACCTAAAGCGGGCATAAAGTCTGTGGCTCGAATCGTACCTTACAAATATAATAAAGAATACCCATTCACTGAATTATACTTTTATTTTGGGATTAAAGTTCCCAGAATGATTGCACTAACAAATTTTGATGAATCGGATCCTATTATGGAGTTTGCAAATGAACTTATGAAAACTAATGATGCTGATAATAAGGATTTGGCTAAAAAGTTATACCCTAAAATGAGAACTTTTGCTCCTGTAATTGTAAGAGGAGAAGAAGATAAAGGAGTTAGATTTTGGGAGTTTGGTAAATTAGTATATCAAGAATTACTTGGAGTAATTGGTGATGATGATTATGGTGATATAACAGATATAACTAAAGGCCGTGATATTACTGTTGAAGTAATTCCAAAAGCTGAAACAGGTAAATTATATGATACTACTACAGTGCGTGTTAAACCTAACACATCTGCTTTGGTTGATGATGCTGCTTTGGCTGAAAAATTACTCGAAGAACAAAAAGATGTTACTAAGATTTTCCATCGATTTACCTTTGATGAAATGAAGGTAAACCTTCAATCTTGGTTAAAACCAGATGAAGAAGGCACAACAGTAGAACATACTGAATCTAAAGGTAAAGAAGATCTAGACTCAAAACTAGATAAAGTTTTTGATTAATTATGGCAAGAAAAAAAGCAAATGAAAATGGTCTGAAAGAAGACCTAACAGATATCTTAGCGCAATCACTCAACAAAAAATTCGCAAAAGAACATAAGAAAACCGCGTATTTTTTGGATGGTGGGTCGGAGTCACCAACGGACGTGCCTGAATGGATTTCCACAGGATCTACGATTCTTGACCTAGCTATTTCAAATAGACCTAATGGGGGTTTGCCCGTATCTAAAATTGTAGAAATCACAGGTTTAGAACAAAGTGGTAAATCTCTTTTAGCTGCTCACGTAGTAGCAAATACCCAAAAGAAAGGGGGTATAGCCGTTTATATAGATACAGAATCATCTCTGGATTCTCGATTTTTGAGAGCTATTGGGGTTGATGTTGAAAAAATGGTTTATGTTCCTTTAGAAACAATTGAAGAAGTATTTGATGCTATTGAGGATGTGATTTTAAAAATTAGGGAAAGAGATCCAGATAAATTAGTTACTATAGTGGTTGATTCTGTTGCTGCTGCAACTACAAAAATAGAAGCAGCTGCTGACTTTGAAAAGGATGGTTATGCTACTCATAAAGCAATTATAATGAGTAAAGCATTACGTAAAATCACAAATTTAATTGGTCGAAAGAAAATACTTTTGATTTTTACAAATCAATTAAGACAAAAACTAAATGCAATGCCTTTTGGGGATCAATATACAACATCCGGAGGTAAATCACTTCAATTTCATGCTTCTGTAAGAATAAGACTTAAAAATATAGGTAAATTAAAAGAAAAAGTCAACGGAGTAGAAGAAATTGTAGGTAGTAATGTAGAGGCCCACATTGTAAAAAATCGTTTAGCTCCTCCCCAAAGAAAAGCCAAATACCAAATTTATTTCAACTCAGGTATAGATGATTATAGTGGGTGGTTAGATTTAATGAAAAGTTATAAAATAATATCTGGTGGGGGTGCAGGTTGGTACACTTACAAATTTGAGGAAGAAGAAATCAAATTTCAAGGGGTAAGTGAACTTAAAACTCTTTTAAAAACTCGTGAAGATGTTAAAACAAAAATGTACGAACAAATTTGCGAACACTATATAATGTTATACAGACATGAAGTTAAAGAATTTGACAGAAATGTTGATGAAGTGGTTATAGAAGAAGGCGGAATAAATGAAGATGAATGATTCAATCTTAGACATTTTAAACAAAGTTCAAGAATCAGAAAACCAAAATAAAAACTCAAAAGTACTAATAATAGATGGGTTAAATCTGTTTTTAAGAACCTTTAGTGTAAACGGAAGTTTAAACGATTTAGGGGTACCTGTTGGGGGGTTAATAGGTTTTTTGAAATCTTTGGCCTATACTATAAGAACATTAACTCCCACAAGAGTGATTATTGTTTTTGATGGTGTTGGTGGTTCTTACAGAAGAAGAAAAATCCACCCTGAATATAAAGCCAATAGAAAGCCAGGTAAACGTGTGACTAAATGGGATGCTTTCCGTTCTGTTAGAGATGAGAGGGCAGCTATGGAAGCCCAATTTTCTCGTTTGTCAGAATATCTGGATTACTTGCCACTAGATGTTATTACTATTGACAACATTGAGGCAGATGATACAATAGCTTACATTTCTCAGAATGTTATTAGGGAAGGTGAAATAATCATCATGTCAACAGACCGAGATTTTTTACAATTGGTGGATCACAGAATCACCGTCTGGAGCCCTATTAAAAGAATATTTTATACGCCGGAGAAAATTTTAGAGGAATTTAAAGTTCCCGCTTATAATTTTTTAACATATAAAATATTGTTAGGGGATAAATCAGATAATATTGAAGGGGTTAAAGGTTTAGGACCTAAAAAGATTCCTAAAGTATTCCCAGATATTATAGATAAGAAATTTACTCTAAATGAAGTTATAAACTATTCTTCAACCCAAGAAGGACCAATGTATACAAGAGTTATAGAATCTGAAGATCAACTTCACTTAAATGAAAAATTAATGGATCTTAAGGAAGTAGACATTTCGGGTAACATAAAAATGAAAATTCAAGATCAAACAACTTCACCAATAAATTGGCTCTCCAAAAATGATTTTATTATGTTATATGTAGAAGATAAAATGGGGGATGCATTAGGTAGTGTAGATATGTGGTTAAACCAACATTTTTTAAAATTAAACAGCTTTGCAAAAGAAAAATCCAAATAAATTAACTAAATACGGACATCAGTTTCAAACTAAATCATTAGCTTTACTTGTAAGTGATAAAGAATTTTTACAACAAGTATCTGATATTGTTCATCCTGAATATTTTGACTCAGATGCTAATAAATGGATTGCAGAACAAACAATCAAATACTACAGAGAATACAGAACTACTCCTACTATGGAGGTGTTTAAGGTTGAATTAGATAAAATAAAAAATGAAATTATAAGTGTTGCTGTAAAAGAACAACTTAGAGAAACATACAAGGCAACCAAAGCAAAAGATTTAAAATTTGTTGAAGCTACTTTTTTAGATTTTTGCAAAAACCAAACACTTAAAAGCGCCTTAATAAGATCAGTTGATCTTTTAGAAATGGGGGGTTATGATGATATTAGAACTTTAATTGGTAATGCTTTAAAAGCAGGAGTTGAAAAATCAATAGGACATGAATATATAACAGAATTTGAAGATAGATATAGAGAAGATAGTAGATCTGTTGTTGAAACCCCTTGGGATAACATAAATAAACTTTTAGGGGGAGGGTTAGGAAAAGGTGATTTAGGTTTAATTGTAGGGGGGCCTGGTACAGGTAAATCCTGGTCTTTAGTTGCTTTAGGAGCCCATGCAGTTAATTTAGGATACAGTGTATTACATTATACTTTAGAATTAGATGACATTTATGTTGGTAGAAGATATGATGCTTGTTTTACTCGAATCCCTGTTAATGGAATTTTAGAACATAAGGATAAAGTAGAAGAAAAAATTAAAACTTTAAGAGGAAAATTATATTTAAAAAAATACCCAACCAATGGAGCGGGGGTAAATACTTTGTATGCCCATATAGAAAAATGTAAAGGTCAAGGCATAAGTCCGGATTTAATAATTGTTGACTATGCTGATTTATTAAAAGGATCAGGAAAAGAAAGAAGAGATCGATTAGATGATGTTTATTTGAATTTAAGAGGGTTAGCTGGTGAAGTAAGATTACCAATTTGGACTGCTTCTCAAGTAAACAGAGCAGGATCAAGAGAAGAAATCATTCAAGGAGACAGAATAGCAGAATCATATTCTAAAATGATGATCTCAGATTTTGCAATGTCTCTTTCAAGAACAAATGAAGATAAAGAAAATGGAACCGGTAGATGGCACATAATGAAAAATAGATACGGACCTGATGGGATGACTTTTAATTCTACTATAGATATTTCTATAGGGAGTATAGATATATTGGATGAAACTATAGTAGTTTCTGAAAATGGTGTACGAAATCCTATGGGGGGTTTAACTTCCGCAGAAAGGAGAAGGGCTTTTAGTGCTCATGAAAATTTCATTAGAACTGATTAGGTTTTTGTTGTATATATTATATTTATGTTTGAACAAACCCAATCAAAGTGAAGATTAAAGCTTCTCTTTTTTTGTCTAAAGATATATCGTCGGTTTTTTAAAGTTTTTAATATTTATTAATCTTAACACCCATTAAAAATGGATACTTCCCAACAAATTTTATCTGATATAGTAGTTTATAACAAATATGCAAAATATGATTCTAAAAAACAACGGAGAGAAACTTGGAAAGAAATAGTTACAAGAAATAAAGAGATGCATCTTAAAATGTTTCCACAACTTAAAAAGGAAATAGATGAAGCTTATAAATTTGTTTATAGCAAAAAAGTTTTACCCTCAATGAGAAGTTTGCAATTTTCGGGTAAACCCATTGAAATAAATAATTCAAGAATATTTAATTGCTCCTTTTTGCCTATTGATGATTTTTATGCTTTTTCTGAAATCATGTTTTTATTGCTCTCAGGTTGTGGGGTGGGTTTTAGTGTTCAAAGACATCATGTTGAAAGATTACCTGAAATTAGAAAACCCATTAAAAAAAGAAG